TAATTGATATTATTGATGGAACATTTGAATCTGTAAGAAATTATGGAGGTGATTCTAAATTAAGACCAATCATTTCAGGAGCAAATCAAGTAATTCAATAAAAACGATTTTATAATTAAAATATTTACAAGAAAACAAAATGGCAGATAAGATTGAATACTCAAGGATGTTGGTCAAAAGAACGGCTCAGACAGGAGAAGTCCCAACAATTCCGCCAGTAACAGCAGTAACCTTAAATCAAATGATTCCAACAGATCTATTTGTTGGTGAGTTTTATTTGAATGAGGTTGATGATTTATTATGGATTAGAACCGAAAATGGTATTTTACCTATTTCTTTATCAGGATCAACAGGAACAACTTCAACTCCGAATTTAACACAAGTATTATTTCAAGGTAATGCCACAAATGGATACGATATTGAAGTATCTGCTGGCGATACAATTGTATTTAGTGGTTTATCATCAGGAGTAACATCTCAATTCTTAGGAATTGATGCAAGTGGAAATACAATAGTGTCGAGTGTAAGTCCAGGAACTCCTGATTTACAGAGTGTTTTGACTGTTGGTAATACCACAGGTCCAAATAATATTGTCTTTCCTTCAGGTCAAAAAAACATTGGTGATTTAGGTTATGGATTCTTTGAACCCCAAGCCAGTGATAATTCAGTTAACATGGGATATGTCACAACTGGTGCAACAGGAGGTTTTGGTATTTCTGATACAGCATTAACAGCAAATTTTTATAATGGAACACAATCAAGTGATATAGCCAATGATGGTAATTACATTAAAATTGGGAATTCAGGTGGTGGTTATTTTAAATCACAAAATTCTGGAGCTACATCAGGGATGACAATAGGTGTTTCAGTAGGTTCAAAATTATATATTGAAAATTTAACATCTGGTTCAACAAATACATTTTTATCAATTGATACAGATACTAATCGGATTTTTTATCAATCAGGAGGAACAGGCTCTAATGGAACATCAGGTACAAGTGGTATTAATGGAACTTCGGGAACCAATGGAACTGATGGTAGTAGTGGAAGTTCAGGTACGGATGGTTCTTCAGGAACAAGCGGAACAGATGGTTCATCAGGAACTTCAGGTACTGACGGTTCAAGTGGTTCTTCAGGAACAGATGGCTCTTCAGGAACTAGCGGTACAGATGGTAGTAGTGGTGTGAGTGGGACTAGTGGTAGTTCAGGAACCTCAGGAGCAAATGGAACAAGTGGGACGGATGGAAGCTCAGGTTCGAGTGGAACTAGTGGCTCAAGTGGATCTTCAGGAACAAGTGGAGTTGGAGGTCTTGGATTATCTGCGAAATCAGGTGTGATCATAGGAGAAAGTGGATGGTATGAAGATGTACCTAATATGATTTATTTATATGATGTTGTATTCGCACAACCATTTGGATCAACAGCATATACAATAAGTCTTTATTATACTTTACCAAGTGCAACTAATTTTTCACCAAGTACTTTTAGAAATCAAACAGTTTCAGGATTTACAGCTGAAATACCTTTTACGGCAACTACTCAAATTGTTGAATGGTCAGCTATTGCTCATGGTGAAGTAGGATTACCTGGTACAAGTGGAACGGCAGGTTCTTCAGGTACTTCAGGTTTATCTTATGGAACTAGCGGAACTGCTGGTACATCAGGAACTAATGGATCAAGTGGAACTAATGGTTCAAGTGGAGCTAATGGATCAAGTGGAACAAATGGATCTTCAGGAACTTCAGGTATAGGTTCAAGTGGAACTTCAGGAACATCAGGTGGTGGAAGCTCAACACCTAAAAGGGGTATACATTTTAATACAACTCAAGTACCAAATCAAATGGGTATGTTATCTCTTACCTCAAATTCAACTCAAGTTGCTTGTAATGGATTTGAAAATAGAATTATAGCATATCCTGTAATACCTGTAGTGGATACAATTATTTCAGGTTTAACAATAGATCAAGGAGGAACAGGTTCAGGTGCTGAGGGAGTTTTAGTGATGTATTCAGATTCAAATAATTATCCTAATTCATTGATAATGTCTAGTTCAACAATTGACTTATATCAGGGTGGAGGATGTTGTAGAATGCATAATTTTACATTTGATCCTTATGTTTTAAGTGCTGGTACACAATATTGGCTCGGTGTTGGTTTTAATGGAACAAATTTATCTAGTGTTGGTTTATATGCATATTTTGCTTCAGGATTATTATCAATAGGTAGACCAAATGTCACAGATGGATATAGTACTAATTATAAAGTTGCAATTTCAAACACTTTTACATTTCCTGCAATACCTACAACCTTCACAAATGGTGGTACAGGAAGTTTTTATGATAGTTGGGTTGTAAATGGATATTATGGAGGAACAGGTTCCCTACCTGCAGTATATGTAAGATTTTCAACATAAATTAAATTAAAATAAAATATGGCTACAAGAGAAATTATAAATTACGATCAACATGGAATTGTTAGTATTGAAACAATAGAATTACCTGATATTGATATTGATATTCAAATTAAATCAAAAGAAGAACATTTAATTTCAATTTATGAAGAAATTCAACAATTGAAAAATATTAAAGAAATTAATAATCAATAATTATGCCTATAAAAGAGTGTCAATTTGAAGGTAAACCAGGTCTTAAATGGGGAGATCAAGGTAAATGTTATACCTATACTCCAAACAATGAGGGATCTCGTAATAAAGCAAGAAAATCTGCCATTCTTCAAGGTATTGCAATTGGTGATTTTGCCGAGATTGGTGAAAGAGGTGGAATCAAAGAATCCAAGAAAGCTCCAAAATCTGATACTCCAAATCCAAATCCAAAAGGAGAAGGAACGGCAAAAGGTAGTGCTTCAACGACAAGAGGTGCTGAGGTTTCAAAAGCAGTAGAAGAATCTCTACAAAAGAAAGCCGATACATTTAATGAAAGATATAAAGATAAACTTGGATATGGTGTAAATGTCGGAATGTTAAAATCCGTATATCAAAGAGGTATTGGAGCTTATAATGTTTCACATTCTCCAACAGTTCAATCGGCTGGTCAATGGGCTCAAGCACGAGTAAACGCATTTTTATATTTAGTTAGAACAGGAAGACCTGAAAATAGAAAGTATGTTGGAGACAATGATCTTCTACCTAAAGGACATCCAAAGAATCAGAAATTTCAAGATCTAAGAGTTTCTTTTGATTATCATGATACATTGACTACTGATAAGGGTAAAAGACTCTTACAAAAAGAATTTGATGAGAAAAACAACATTTATATCATATCTGCTGCACAAGATATAAATGAACTTCTACCATTTGCAGAAAAATATGGTATTAGAAAAGATCATGTATTTGCAACAGGATCAAATCAGAAGAAAGTAGATAAAATAAAAGAATTGAATATTGTTAGACATTACGATAATAGTCAACAAGTGAAAGATATTATTGATTCTCGTGATGATGTGAATGTGGACCTCATCAAAGTATAAAAACACCCCATAATATTCGATATTTACTTAAAAAGTAATTATGGCTCAAACAGCTCAAATCAATATAAATGTTAATTCCAAATCAGCACAAGATAGCGTTGATAAATTATCTAAATCCATAAATAGTGCTGGTACAACTGCAGCATCTTTAAAGGCCGAGTTAAGACAAGTAACTGTTGAACTTCAAGGTTTAGAACCAGGTAGTAAAAGATTTCAAGAGTTATCAACAAGAGCAGGTCAATTAAGAGATAGAATTGCTGATACAAATGCTGTAATTACAGCAACTGCAGGTAATGTTACTGAGAACTTTGGTAGAGCCTTAGGAAATGCAGTGCAGATTGGGGTTGCAGGATTTCAAGGGTTAATGGCAGCTCAAACCTTATTTGGTATTGAGAATGAAGATTTACAAAAGACAATTGCAAGAATGACAGCTCTTTTGAACTTGTCTCAAGCAATCGAAACATTTGGTGGATTAAGTGATAAGTTAGTTGAATTAAAAGCAGGTTTCACTCCAATTCTAACTCAGTTAGGATTATTAAAAACCGCTCAAACAGGAGTGGCTGTTTCTACAGGAGCCGCTGATGCTGCATTAGTAGGAGAAGCTGTTGCTGCTGATGGAGCTGCCGTTTCAACAGGGATATTTGCCACAGCTCTAAATGCTTTACCATTGGTTGCGATCGTAACAGCTTTAGGAGTTTTAGTTGCAGGACTAATCAGTTATGCAACCGCTTCAGGTGATGCTGAGAAACAAGAGAAAAAAAGAGTTGCAAGTTTAAAGGCTCAAAGAGAAGAAGAAGAAAAGGCAAGAAAAACAATTGCAGAAGAAAGTGCTGAGTATGTTGGATTGATATACCAATTGAAGGCAACAAATGCTGGTTCCAAAGAAAGAACTGATTTGATTAAAAAGATCAATGACACTTATGGAACGACACTAAAGAATTTAAAAGATGAAACTGCATTTCAACAGCAACTTAATTTAGAAGTTGCAAACTATATCGCATACCAAAAGGCTAAGTTTCAATTACAAAAAAATGAGGAAAAAATTGCCTTAAATCTTGAAAAACAAGATGTATTAAATAAAAAGATTTTAGAAACTCAAAAGAAAATTGACAATCTAAAAGCAATCAAATTAGGTCCTGATGATTTACGAGCAGGTAAAATTGCTCAAGATCTTCAAGATTTAAATAAAGTACTATTAGGTTATCAAGGTCAATTAGATGCCGCAAACAAAAGATTAGAGGCTTATGGTAAAGTCGCTGTTGATGTTAATGGAGTAATCAATGAGGTTACCGATGGTGGTAAAAAATATGGGGAACAAACAAAAAACAATAAAGATGATATTAAAGATGTTACTGATGAAACTGAAAAGTATGCTGGCCTTTTGGATGAGGTTAAAGACAAACTTGAAAGAGAAGTTGCCGTTCAACAAACAACAGAAAAGTTAAGACAAGATAGACTAACAGGAATTGATAAAGAAATTAGTTCAATTGAGAAGTTGTATGGTGATGAAAGACAATCAATCATAGATAGATCTATTCAAAGAGAGCTTACACTCTTAGATGAGAGATTTAAAAAAGAGGGTAAGAGTGAAGCTGATTACTTAAAAGCTGCTGAAGAGATCAGAACTAATTATTCAAAATATTTATTGGATAGTGAGGCTGAATTATTACAGACATTAGATGCGTATAGACAACAAGATATTGATAATACAAAACAAGCTTATACAGCTAAAGAACAAATCGTTTTAGAAACAACCAAAAATATTCAAACTCAAACTCAATTATTACAATTAGAATTTGAGAAAAGTGAAGCAATTAGAATAATTGACGAATCAAAGAAAACTGAAGAGGAAAAACAAGAAGCAAAACTTGAGGTTAGAAAGAAATATGCTCAACAAGAAATTGATCTTTTAAATAAGAACTTGGATGAACAAAAGAAACTAATCGAACTTCAATTGAAAGAAGTTCTTAATGATGAAAATAAAACTCAAGCTGAGAAGGAACAAGCTACAACTGATGCAAATCAGAAATTGATTAAAGCCACTCAAGATACCGCTGATAAAATCAATGAGATTAATGCTGGGGTTAAACCACCATTAAGTGATGAGGAAGAATTCCAAAAGAGTTTAGAAAAAATTGGTGAATATGTTGATGCTGTAGTAACGGCATTTAACGCATTGTCTACAACTCTAACAATGATTAATGATCAGAGATTTGCAAATGAACAAATGCAAATTGATGGTAGATATGAATTTGAGAAACAAGCTTTGGAAAACCAATTGGCTGAAGGAATAATTGCAAGAGAACAATATGATAATTCATTGAAGGAACTTGATCAACAAAGAGAACAAGAAGCTCTCCAATTGAAGAAAAAAGAGTTTGATGCAAATAAGAGATTGAATATGGCAAATGCGATAATCAATGGAGCTCAAGGAGTTCTACAAGCTTTAGCATCATCAGCCCCTCCAATTAACTTTATCTTAGCAGGTATTGTAGCTGCCGCAAGTGCAATTCAATTTGGAGTAATTGCAGGACAAGAATTTACAGCTGCAGGTGGTGGTATCGTTCCTGGCATTGGATCAGGGATGGTAGATACAGTTCCTGCAATATTGGCACCTGGTGAAACTGTGATTAATGCTCAATCATCGGCGATGTATCCTGAATTATTAAATCAAGTCAATATGGCAGGTGGAGGAATATCTTTAAAACCTGATTTACCTGGTATAAACAGAGTTAACCCTGAAGCAAAATTATTTGGTGATAATAAAACAGATAAACCTATAAGAGCTTATGTTGTGGAGACAGATGTGACTGACACACAAAAGAGGATCAACCGAATAAAACAAAGTTCAGAATTCTAATCATTTAACAAAATGGATAAAACAATATATAATCTTATGATGACTAAATTCAATTTCAAAACCGAAGAACCAATTCTTTATTTAGATTTTGATGAAGATTCCATGACTGAAGGTATGGATGCTTTATCATTCGTTGATAAACCAGCTACAGAAATTGAATGGAAGATGTTCGCAAAACTTGAGGATTCATATGATGACTATCCGAATTCAGCAACAGCAAACGCATGTAGAGCAATCAAGTACAAAGAATCAAATCCTAATTTAGATTGTGGAACTCAGGTCGGTTGGACAAGAGCATCCCAACTTTGTAATAGAAGAAGAATTTCAGTTGAGACGATCGCCAGAATGGCTTCATTTAAAAGACATCAACAAAACAAAGATGTTCCTTATGACAAAGGATGTGGAGGAATTATGTGGGATGCTTGGGGTGGAACTGAAGGTGTTGAATGGGCAATCCGTAAAATGGAAAGAATCAACAACGAGTTGAGAATGACACCCTTTTCAAAACAAGAATTTCAAGATATTGACTACGAAAAAAGAATTGTGACAGCTCCTGTAATGTTGGCTGAAACTCCAATTCTAAGATATAACCCTGATTTGGGTAAGTATTGGGTTAAATTCAAACCTGAGACAATTGAAAAAATGATGAAGAAATATTTCAAAGAAAATAAGATTCATAAAGTTAATACAAATCATGATCCAAGAACAAGTAAGGATGGAGTATACATGATGGAATCTTATATTGTTGGAGATAGAAATACTTCAAAATTATTCCCTGATCTTCCTGAAGGATCTTGGGTTGCTACTTTCTATGTTGATAATGATGAAGTTTGGAACTCAATTAAGAAAGGTGAATATAATGGTTTCTCATTGGAAGGATATTTCATTGAAAAATATGAAGATGACATGGTTGACAAATTATTAATGGAGATTGAATCTACATTAAAATCATATGTTGACGAGGATTTAATCAAAGAGAGAATAAAAAAATTACTAAATATACAATGAAACAATTTTTATTAATCTTTTTAGCATTCATTAGTCCACTTTTACCCTTAGCACTTCTTGTAACTTTTGCTTCAGTGATCGACACATTTGTTGGTCGTTGGTATGCAAGACAGAAAAAAGAAGAGGTTACTTCAAGAAAGACAAGATTGGGATTAATGAGAAAATTGATAATCTATTTCACGGCATTAGTGTTCTCATTTTTGGTGGATAGATTTATGATAAATGAGATTGCAAGAAATTACATTTGGTTTGATTGGGCTTTCACCAAATTTGTTGCCTCCCTTTTGATTTGGATAGAATACACATCAGTAGATGAGAAGATTAAATGGATAAAAGGAAAAGGTATTACAGATAGAATTGTAGAGTTCGGAAAATCTATGAAGTCGTTGATTAAATTCAAGGATGAGGTCAAATAACCTGATGTATTAAACAAAAAATAAACAAATATAATTACAAGTGATTATGAACAAAAAAACAAGTCTTATAGCAAAAATTAGAGAGCTCTTCGAAAGAGAAGAGTTTGCAACTGATTACACTGCTGCAACAGGTGAGATTATTCGTTGTTTAGGTGATCGTTTGGCTGTTGGAGAGAAAGTGGTTAACATAGCTGCTGAAAAAGAAGCTCCACTTCCTGACGGTGATTACCTTTTGAATAACGGAAAAACAATCACAGTAGCTGCGGGTGAAATCAAAGCAATAAACGAGTATAAAGCTGAAGAACAACCAGCTAATACAAATCGAGAAGAAATGGCAGATTACACAACAAAAGAACAAAAAGACACAGGTTCAATCGTTGAGAAACCAGGTGGTGAAAAAGACAAAATGGCTGACTACCCAAACAAAATCGAATCCAAACTTGCTGACGGTACTGAAGTAATGATCCTTTCTAAGGGTGATGCTTTATCTGTTGGTGATGAGGTAATGGTTAAGGATGCAGAAGGTAACTTTGTTAAAGCTCCAGCTGGTAAACATGAATTAGAAGGTGGATTAGTAATCTACACTGACGAGAATGGATTTATCAACGAATTAGAAACCAAAGAAACTGAAGAAAAAGATGACATGAAAAGCATGTTTGAAGCAGTTTCAAAACTAACTTCTTTGATTGGTGAATTGAAATCAGAAATTGATTCAATTAAAAACACAAACAAAGATTTAAATGAGAAATTCTCAAAATTTGCTGCTGAACCATCAGCGGAATCAATCACTAAAAAACAACACTTCACTAAAACTGCAGGGAAAGAAGAGAAGATGAAGTTTTTTGGTGGAAAATAAAAATAAACCTAATAAAACGAATTAAAAAATGAGTTTAAATGTAGCAGGCTTAACGGCGTATGTAGATCAAGAGCGTATGGCGTTAATCAAAAAAATGATTTTAGGTGGTAGATCAACAAGATTTTTAACAGTTCAACCTGATATTAAATCAGCAGCATCCATCAACCTATTGTCTTCTAACTTGATAGCACAGGCAGGTGGTTGTGGATTTTCAAACACAGGTACTACTATCTTAACACAACAAACATTAAATGTGTGTCCTTTAAAAGTGAACGAGTCAATCTGTCTTGACACTTTAGAAGAGTACTATACACAAGCAATGATGAATCCAGGTTCATATAACACACAAATCCCTTTCGAGCAAATCTACGCTGAGGAGAAAGTATCACAAATTTCTTCTTTGATTGACAGTTTAATCTGGCAAGGTAATACAGTTTCAGGCTCAGGTAACTTAGCTTTATGTGATGGTTTCATCAGATTGGCTGATGTTACTTATTCAGGATCTGTAGTAGATGGTAATGTTACTAACGCAACAGCTATCACAGCTTCTAACATCATCGGATTAGTTGATGACGCTGTGAATGTAATTCCAGCTAACATTATCGACATGGATGACTTGTATGTATACTGTGGATATGACTTCTACAGAACTTACGCAACAGCATTGAGAAACGCGAACTTATTCGCTTACACAGGTGCTGAAGATCAAGGTGAGTCTTTCTCTCAAATGGTACCTGGTACTAATGTAAGATTGATCGCTGTTAAAGGTCTTAACGGAACTAACAAGTTCTTCATCTCTACTAAGTCTAACATGTATTTCGGTACGGACTTATTGAATGACTATGAAAACTTCGAATTATGGTATTCTTTGGATAACCAAGAAGTAAGAATGGCTTCTAAGTGGAAACAAGGTGTGAACGCAGCGTTCTGGGATTATGTAGTATACTTCAAACTGTAATCGACAACACTAAAAAAACTAAAGGGGTGAAAGTCCCCTTTATAAAAATAAACTAAAAACAAAAACAATATAATATGGCTTTTACATGTAATTTAACAGATGGTTATGTATTGGGTTGTTCTTCAATAGGTGGTGTTGAGAAAGTTTGGATCGGTGAATGGGTTGATAATGTTCAAGTAACACAAGATTCTTGTGGTATTATCACAGGTATTTCAACTACAGGTTTAACTGTATATTCATTCGAACAAGATATCGAACATGCAGGATTGACACAAACAGGTAACTACTCAAGAGAAAACGGAACTGTATTCTATGAATCAACTTTATCAATCAAATTGATAACACTTGATTGTAATGTAAGAAACAGAATGGTTGAACTTGGTAGAGCTCCACTCTTCGCAGTAGTTAAATCTAACGCTGGTGACTACTACTACTTAGGTTTAGAGTCTTCAGGTAGAGCTTCTGCTGGTGATGCGTCACTTGGAACATTACTTGGTGATATGAATGGTCTTAACCAATCTATCTCTTGGAAATCAGCAAACGGTGCATACTTAATCAACGGAAACTTAATCGGAACTACAATCACAGTAGCATAAGATTTCTTCAGGGTCTTTCGACCTTTCTTTAAAAGCCCCCATTTTTATGGGGGTTTTTTTTTTAATCCCCTTTGTAATTTCCACCCATTGAGTACATAGCCTCAATTGCTTTTGAGAAATCACCATTACCTGGTCTTGGTTTTAAAAATTTTCCCATTTTAACATTGATTTGAATGAGTTCATCACAACTTTTACCACGAAGTAATGGGATAATATCATCTTCAGTTGTTGAGTTCGTTACAGACATTAAAAAGTCCATAGCTTCATCATATCGTTCCATTCTTGAATCGTCCAACATTCCCATTGTTCCACGAATCAAAGTATTCTTAAAAATCATTTCTTGTCTGTCCATATCTTTTTTGTTTCTACAAATATATAAATAAAACAAATAACTACCAAAAATATTTAATAAAAAAAGCATGATTAGTATTGCGAATTACCAAACTACTTTGACACCGTTCACTTTATTGGAGAAAACAACATTTCCATTAAGTGCAACTACCTATATACTTCAATTGAATGGTAAAGAATTACATGATGAGACCTTGTTATTTTTGACTGGAGATACTTCAGCTAATGTGAATAGATATAACTATTTCCCAATTGATTTATCTCCTTTGAATCTAACGCCAGGTCAATATGACTATACCGTTTGGCAGAATACAGGAAATACACTTTCTACTTCTGCTTTAACAATAAACGATGTGGTTGAAACAGGATTGGCAACAATCTATGGAACAACTCCGACACCTGATCCTGTATATGCACCAACAGGTCAAACACAATATGTATTTACTTAATTATGAATGTAGAACAAAACATAGAAAAACCAAACAACGAAAAAGGTCTACCTGTTAGAATATTCCAATTTAATGAGGCTTATGTACCACCAATTTATCAATTTGTTAAAAAGGGTGAATATCATTTTATTTCATTTGGTCAGGATAACCTATATCCTGTATTTCTCTTGGAGTTATACAATAACTTTGGATCACCATTAAATAAGGCAATTATTAACAAGAAAGTTAAAATGTCCACTGGTTTTGGTTACAAACCATTACTTGATGAAAGATTAAAACAATGGGCTCGTAGAAATAACCTTGAAAGATTGTTCTTATATATCTCAAAAGATTTTGAAATTTATAATGGATTCTGTATGGAAGTAATTTGGAATAATGGTGGTACATCATTTGATTTGAATTATATTCCAATCCATACTGTTAGAATTGGTATCAAAGAAGAAGAAGATGAAGAAGACTATTTTTGGTATTCAAAGGATTGGGCTAATATTAAAAAAGAAGAAAACAAACCTGAGTACATTAGAAAATTTGATCCTAACAATAGAACAGGTCGTCAATTGATTTATTACATTGAACCTAACCCTGCAATGACTCACATGTATCCAATTGCTAACTATTCAACGGCAATCAACTACATTGACTTGGATTATCAAATTGGTAAGTTTCATATCAACCAAGTTCGTCAAGGATTTGCTCCTTCATTTATCTTGAACTTTGGAACAGGTATTCCAACTCAAGATGAACAAAATCAATTCTATAGAGAATTTCAAAGAAACTACAAAGGAGCTGATGGGGCTGGTAAAATCATTTTAACCTATAGTGATGGTGGTGATCAAAAACCTGAGTTAATTCCAATCAATTTAAATAACTCTGATGAGAGATTTATCATGTTACAAGACATGGTAGAAAAAAACATCACACAAGCTCACGAAATGCCACTTCAGTTGGTATCATTCCAACCAGGTAAATTGGGTTCATCAGATGAGAGAAAAGAACTAATGGCAGAGTTTCAAACATACTATATTGCAATTAGACAAAATCAATTGGAAGAAGCAATCAATGGCTTACTTGAAACAATAGGATTTACAGAAAAGATCGTATTAAAAAATTATGTGAGTGCTGATGACTCAGGAGTATTAAGTCAAAATCCTGAAGAACCTATTCAACAAGCTGATTCACAAGTAGAAAATAAAACATTAGAAAACCAATAAAATGTCATATACACCAGTAGTCTATTTTATATCAACAGAGTACTTAAGAGCTCAAACGCCAATTGAAGACAATGTTGATGATACAAAACTTACACCGTACATTATTCAGGCTCAAGATACATACCTCCAAGAAGGGATTGGAGAGACTTTCTATGATCGTTTGAAGGATGGTGTTAAGTTTAACAATTTAAATACGGATGAAGCAAATTTCATGAGAAATTTCGTTCAACCACAAATTGCTCAATATGCGTTTTATTTGGCCATGCCATTCATCGCATTTAAAGCTACCAATAAATCTGTATCAAAAGAATCAAGTGAATACTCAGCTCCTGTAGATCTTAGTGAATTGAAATTTTTAAGAAGTAATGTATTGGATATTGCTGAATTCTATAAGAGAAGAATGATTAAGTATTTGTTGGATCATCCAAGTATGTTCCCTCAGTACAATAATCCAAACTCTAAAGATAACATGCCAAAATCTATTCAATCTTATTTTGGTGGATTATATATCCCTTATGGATACAATAGAGGACTGGCACCAAATTATCTTGAACCTTATGGAACAATATCCCCATGTGTTGGATGTGGGGGTTACATTGGAGGTTTTAACGGAACAAATCCTTATTAATTATGTGTGATATTAATTATACTTTTGAAGAATTATTATACCATCCAAAATTGAGTGATGATTATAAAATTCAGTATTTTGAAGAAATGGTAAATGAAGATGTATTTTGTGATTGGTTTGAATCATTGAATAATCTTGGAATATCAATATCAAACTTGGGAATTGATATAGCTGATTTAAACTCATTAGATTACATATGGGATATTAACGATGAAGATAAAGGTATTCCATCAGAAACGACTCAGTTCGCTTCTCAGGAGCAATTTAGAGTGATAAATCTATATCGTTATATTTCAAGAGAATATGGACCTTCATACATTGGACCAAATACGAGAAGATTTTGTAAAATGGTTGTATCAAGAACAAATAATTCTTTGATGAGATATGAAGATATAGTTAGATTAAATTCACAAAACCCTGGTTTAGGAAAAGGTGGATCTGATACTTATTCAGTATTTGAATGGAGGGGAGGAGCAAACTGTAAACATATTTGGGTTAAATACAAATATGATACAGAATCAAGACAATTGGTTCAAGCGCCA